GCGTCTGAGCTGCGGGTAATCGACTACATCGAGGATAGCCACCGCACGCTGCCCGACTACGTGCGCGAGCTGCAGGCCAAGCCCTACAACTGGGGTAACGACTACCTGCCACACGACGGCTACGCCAGGCGCCACCAGACAGGCAAGGCGGACAACGAGGTGATGGAGTCGCTGGGCCGCTCGCCGCTCATGACGCCGAACACCGAGGTAGAACAGGGCATACGCACCGCGCGCCTCGTTTTCCCGCGCGTGTGGTTCAACGACACGCCGGCTGTGCGCCGGCTGCTGGAGTGCCTCAAGCGATACCGGCGCAACGTCAGCAACAGCACCGGGGAGCCAGGCGCGCCGAGACACGACGAGTTCAGCCACGGCGCCGACGCATTTCGCTACTTGGCGCTCGTGGCCGACGAACTGACCAACACCGTGCGCAGCAGCGCACCCCGCCGGACTGCGCGCGAGATCGCCGCAGCCGGTGCAACCGCCTGGATGGGCTGATGGACACAGGACCCCGCACCTCCGGCCACGCCGCGTGCCGCGTGCGTCAGACCAATGCCGTTCCGGCCAGCATGCGCGCGGGCATCCGCGAGGTGTGCAGCGTCGAGGTGCCTGCCGAGCACCAGGGCCAGGGCCACGCCACTGCGCTGCTGCACAAGGTGTGCAGCGAGGCTGACAAGGCCGGCATCGTGCTGGTGCTGTGGCCGCAGCCCTGGGGCGACAACATCGCGCTGAGCCGGGAGCAGCTGGTCGACTGGTACGCGCGCCGCTTCGGCTTTCAGGCCATCCAGCCAGAGCCGCTGCTCATGGCGCGCATGCCGGGCGCCACGCCGCGCCTGCTGCGCCTGAATCCGACCATTGAGGCCTTGCACGCATGAGAACGCTTACTCACGGGGAGATCATCCCGGTCGGCATATCGCGGCTGCCATGGAACATGGGAATAGCGGTTCGCGTTCCATGCTGGGTTTGGTACTCGACGCGCTATGACGTAATGCGCGCCGAGTATGTTCGCGGTTGGCATGTTTGGTGGGCTGTGATTAGGGTTGCAGTCGGGTGCACAGACCTTGGGGTTCAGGGGGTAAAATGAGCGAGCGCGACGACAAGCCGGCGAAGGCGACCGACGACGCAGCCGTGATCGCCGAGTGCATCCACCGCATGCACATCAGCGTGACGGCGGACAGCGAGAACCGCGCCCAGGCGATGGATGACCTGCGCTTCAAGTCGGGCGAGCAGTGGGATCCGGCCGTGAAGGCGCAGCGCGTGCGCGACCAGCGCCCGTGCCTGACGATGAACAAGCTGCCGACGTTCGTGCATCAAGTGACGAACTCGCAGCGCCAGGCCGTGCCGAGCATCAACGTGCATCCGGTGGCTGACGGCGACAAGGAGGGCGCGGAGATCCGACAGGGCGTCATCCGGCACATCGAGTACGCCAGCAATGCCAGCGTCTGCTACGACACCTCCGTGAACAGCGCAGCAGAGATCGGATTCGGCTACTTCCGCCTCGTTACCGACTACTGCCGGCCCGACAGCTTCGACCAGGAAATCAGGTTCGCGCGCATCCGCAACCCGTTCACGGTCTACATGGACCCGGCGCACGTCAACCCGGATGGGTCGGATCAGCAGTGGTGCGTGTTGTCCGTCAAGGTGCCAAAGGCAGATTTCGCGCTGGAGTACCCGGACGCCGACCCGGCCGACCTCAACGCCATCCGCGCCATGGGCGACGCGGCGCACGACTGGGCCGACGAGGACACGGTGCGCCTGGCCGAGTACTACCGGATCAACAAGGCGCCGGCCAAGGTCGTGCTGCTGAGCAACGGGGAGAGTGGCTACAAGGACGACCTGCTGGAGTTGCCGCCCGGCGTGACCATCAAGCAGGAGCGCGACGGATACAGGCAAACGGTGCAGTGGTTCAAGCTGACCGCGACGCAGGTGCTCGACCGCGCCGACATCCCGTGTCGCTGGATTCCGGTCTTCCCGGTCTACGGCGACGAGACCGACATCGACGGCAAGGTGTTCCGCTCGGGCCTGATCCGCAACGCCAAAGACCCGGCGCGCATGTACAACTTCTGGATGACGGCGGCGACCGAGGAGGTCGCGCTGCGCCCGAAGACCCCGTATATCGGCGCGGAAGGTCAGTTCGAGGGCCACGAGTCGGAGTGGGCTGCAGCGAACACCAGCAGCTTCCCGTTTTTGGAATACAAGCCCAAGAGCCTGGGCGGCATGCTCGCCCCGCCGCCGCAGCGCCAGCCCATGGCGGATCTGCCGTCCGGGGTGCTGGCCATGGCGATGCACGCCAGCGACGACATCAAGGCCACGACGGGCATCTTCGACGCCAGCCTTGGGGCGCGCAGCAACGAGACCAGCGGCAAAGCCATCAACGCCCGGGACCGCCAGGGCGAGACGGCGACCTTCCACTACATCGACAACTTGCACACCACGTTGCGCCATGTCGGCCGGTGCATCCTGGACATGATGCCCAAGGTGTACGACGCCCGCCGGGTGCTGCAGATGATGGGTCGAGACGGCAAGGTGACAGGCGTCGAGGTCAACGTGCCACGCCATGGCGTGGATGAGCGCGGCCAGGCTGTGCAAGAGGTGCTCAACGACATGACGGCTGGCGAGTACACGTGCACCGTGTCTACTGGCCCGAGCTACGACACCATGCGGCAGGAGGCCGTGGACGGGATGATCCAGACGGCGCAGTTCTGGCCGAAGCTGATGGAGATCGCGGGCGACAAGGTCGTGCGCTCGACGGATTGGCCGATGAGCCAAGAGATCGCCGACCGTATCGAAAAAACCATCCGGCCCGAGCTGCGCCAGGGCGAAGACGGCAGCGACGCCGAGCAGCAGAACATGGTTCAGACGCCAGATGGCCCGGTGCCAGCGGAGCAGGCCGGCCAGATGCTGTCGCAGATGCAGCACGCCGTGCAGCAGATGCAGCAGGCATTGCAGGAAGCGCAGAGCGGCGTTGACCGCGAAAAGATCAAGGCGCAGGCGGCCATCGAGGTCGCGCGCATCAACGCAGAGGCCAAGGGCGACGCCGAAGAGCTGAAGGGCCTCATCGCCATGCTGCTGCAGAAGCTGCAACCGCCCCCGCCGCTGGCCGCTGATGTGGCCGGCGACCTGGCTGAAGACGACAACTCTCGCCCCGGTGCTGGCCCAGCATCGGAGTACGGCGCACAGGGCGATGGCCTACCGATGGGCTCAAACACCGGGCCGGAGATCGCGCAATGAGCGTGCCTGAAGACACATTTGTTCCCGCGTCGGAGCAGGGGCAGACCCCCGAGACCAGCCAGGCGCCTGCACCCGCAGACGACAGCAAGACGCAACAGCAGGAGCCGCAGGCCAAGGATGGCCAGCAAGGCGAGGCCGAGACCGACGAACAGCGCCAGGAGCGCGACGAGCGGGGCCGCTACAAGGGCCTGCAGCCGCGCATCGACGAGCTGACCCGCAAGCGCCACGAGGCCGAGCGGGAAGCAGCCTACTGGCGCGGCGTGGCAACCCAGGGCAAGGCACCCCAATCGGCCGATCAGCACAGCGCTGCACCGGCTGCGCCCACCAAGCCGACCCCTGACCAGTTCGAGGATTACGCCTCATTCGTCGAGGCCCTGGCCGACTTCAAGGCCGACCAGAAAGTGGCCCAGGCCATGAGCCAGCAGCAGGCCGCAGCCGCGCGCCAGCAGCAGGCCAGCACATGGGAACAGCGCCAAGCCGCTGCCCGCACCGCCATGCCCGATTACGATGCCGTCGTGGGTGCGACCGATGCCCCCGTTGCGGCGCACGTTGCCGAGGCACTGGTGGAGAGCGAGCACGGCCCGGCGCTGGCCTACCACCTGGCCAAGCACCCCGAGGTGCTCGCACGCCTGAACAGCCTGCCGCAGCGCCAAGCTGATCGCGAACTGGGGCGCATCGAAGCGACCTTGTCCGCGCCGGCCGACGTGCCTGCAGACCATCCCGCCCGCACCACCCAAGCACCGAAGCCCGCAGCCGTGAACCTGTCCCAGGGGCGCAGTGTGGCCGACGAACCGTCCAAGATGAGCATTGACGACTACGTGGCGCACCGCTCCAAGGGGCCAAACAAGGCGCGCTGGGCACGGTAATCCATCAACCGGACGACACCAACACCTGACCCCGCTCCGGCGGGGTTTGTCGTTTCTGGAGCAACTGAACCATGACCAATACCGCAGTCACCTGTTCCATCGTGGCCAAGGAGGCATTGCCCATCCTGGCCAACATGCTGGGCTTCGCCTCGAACGTCAACCGCGATTTCGAGAGCGAGTTCACTTCAAACGTCTCGCGGGGCTACATGCCCGGCCAGACGATCAACATCAAGCGCCCCCCGCGCTACACCTACCGCGCCGGCCGCGTGGCGGTGCCCCAGGCCACCACCGAAACCAGCATTCCGCTGACCCTGAGCCAGGGCGGCTGTGACCTGAACTTCACCAGCCTGGAACGCACCCTGTCGTTCAACAAGCTGGAGGACAAGGTGGCCGCGGCCATGGAGCCGGTAGCGAACGAAATCGACCGCCAGGGCCTGCAACTGGCCCGCCTGTCGACGTTCAACACCATCGGCACCCCGGGCACCCTGCCGACCACGCAGGCCCTGGCGCTGGCCGCAGTGACCGGCGTGAACCAGCGCCTGGACGAGATGGGTGCGCCGCGCAAGGACAAGCGCCGGGCCTTCATCATGAACCCGGCCCTGAATGGCGCGACCTTGCAGGGCTTCGCCGGCATGTTCAACGGCCAGCAGACCCTGACCAAGCAGTTCGAGTCGGGCGTGATGGTCGACAGCCTGGGCCTGGCCTACGCGATGGGTCAGAACGTGGATGTGCACACCAACGGCACCCAGGCCGTGACCGGGACCGCCGTCGCGGCCGGCCTGTCGGGATCGTCCATCGCCTGCGCCGCCCTGACTGGAACGATCACGCGCGGCACGAAGATCAGCTTCCCCGGCGTGTTCGCGGTCAACCCGCAGAGCCGCCAGAGCACCGGCACGCTGGCTCAGTTCGTGGTCACCGCCGACCTTCTGGCCGGCGCCACCGCGCTGCCGATCAGCCCGGCCCTGACGCCTTCCGGCGCCTTCCAGAACGTGAGCAACGCCACCACGGCCGCGAACTTCACGATTTTCGGCACCGCCTCTGGCGCCTACAACGCCAACGTCGCCTACCACAAGGACGCCTTCACCCTGGCCATGGTGCCGATGTGGGCACCCCCTGGCGGCAAGGGCGTCATCGACGTGGCGCAGGAGACGTACAAGGGCTTCACCATCAAGGTGACGGAGTTCTACGACGGCATCAATGATAATAGTATAATGCGCCTCGACGTTCTGTTTGGGTGGGCCGCCTGTTACCCGGAATTGGCCTGCCTGTACGCGACCTAAGCAGCTGGCCGGGTGATGCGTTCATTTCCTGCTTGCGGGGTGCAGCCGGGCCTTGGCTTCGGCGTAAGCCGCAGCAGCCTCCTCGATATCCTTGTAGTACCCGAGGTGGATCTGTTTCCTGTCGCAGGTGATCTGAACGCGCCACCTGTTCGTTTTCGCAAACCAGAACAGGCCCGGGCGACCGGACTTGTTCCTGCGGGTCGCTCCAGCGGGGTTCTGCTTGTTGACGATCCCGCCGACGCAAAGCCTGAGATTGGCGATTCTGTTGTCGAGTCGGTCGCAGTTGATGTGATCGATTTCGGCGGCAGGCCACTCGCCATGCACGTACAGCCACGCCAGACGGTGCGCCTTGTGCATTCGGTAGTCAATGCCGATTCTCCAGTAACCGTCCCTGTCTTTGCCTCCCGGTGTGGAGTTTCTCCCGGAGCCAGTCGAGTTCCAGCGGAAAACGCCAGTATCCGGGGCGTAAGACAAAACTTCGCGCAGTCGTTCGGCAGTCAGCATAATGGCCTCGTGTTCTGTGACGGCCTTAGTATAACGGTATATCGGATTGGAGTTCCATCATGATCCTTCTCGGCAAGTCCTACGCCGGCTATGCAGCCGGAACCATCGTCCAACTCGCCACCCAGGAAGAAGCCGCACTCGTGGCCCAGGGCCTGGCCAGCACGAGCGCCGGCCCGGTCACGCCCGGCGCCGTCACCACGACCAAGACCATGGGCCGCGTCGGCATCGCTGCCGCCGGCACGTCGGTGGTTGTCACCAATGCCGCGTTCACCACGGAAAGCCGCTTCCTGGCCTACCTGAGCAACGCGGCGGCCGACACCACGGCCACCAGCATCACGCGCATCACGCCGGCTGCTGGCTCGGTGACATTCACCCTGAACGCCGCCGCGACTGCCGCTGTCGCCATCGACTGGGTGCTGCTCACCGTCTCGGGCGAACTGCCGCCGAACTGATGAACCCGGGCGGTGCAGGCACAGCGCCGGCCGCCCACACGATCAGACCCATGGACTTCCCCCACTGGTTCCAGCCCAGGCGCGACGTCGGCGCCATCCTCGTGACCTCACAGGCCGAGCTTGACGCCCTGATTGCCTCGGGCTGGCCTGACGTGCAGTGCCCAGACCCGACCGCGCCGCTGGCTGTTGCGCCCGTGGCAGAGCCCACCAAACGCCGCCGCGCCGCATCCGCAGAAAGCTGACCCATGCCGAACATCACGTGCACCATCACCCGCGCAGGGCGGACGGATTCCTACGGCACACCGCTGACGGCCGGGCAGGCGCTGACAGCGCCGCTCGACTTCGTGCGCTCGCTGGTGTCGGCCGGGTTCGCGTCTGTGGCTGACCCGTCGCTGCTGTTTGACGGCGGGTATGGTGGGGATGCGACGTCGCCAGCAGACACGGGCATCACCGCTACTCAGGTGGCGGCGGCATCTGAAGTGGCAAAACTGCCGACGACCCCGGGCACTGCGGGCGCGCTTGTCGGCGGCAGCTACACCGGCGGCGCAACGCCATGGACTCGCCTCGCGGGACCGAACGAGCTACGAACTGGAAATTGGACCCCCTCCAATGAGCTGACGACGCCTAGCACCGCCTGGGCCTACACCACTGCCGCCAGCGCTGCAAACGGCGCGTCGATGTGGCGCCGCGAAGGCGGGTCGATCCGCATCGACGGCTCAGTCGTCGTCGGCAACACAGGCAACCCAAATTTTGCGCAACTGCGCAACTTCGCGGCCAGCCAGATTGCAGGCGCCGCAACGGTCGGTACCACGTTTGCGCTGCTGGTCTACTGCCACCGGCTCGGCGGCAATGCCAAGATCGTCCTGCGCATGGGCTCCAGCTCCTCCAACTACATCACCTACACCTGGGCGCAGTTGTCCGGCATGCTGGTCGAGGGATGGAATGTCCTGCTGGCGTCAACCTCCGAACCTATCAGCACAGGAGGGGCTGTCGGCGGTCAGCAGGATTACCAAACGGGGGGCGTCACCAAAAATGGCTGGCAGGTCGGCGCCGGAACGTATGCATTTGGCACAGATGTGGGATACATGGCCATCGAAATGCAGGGCATCGTGGCCAACACGACGCACTGGATCGAGGGCCTCTACATCGGCGGCCGAGACAAGGCGCGGCTGACCATCGGGTTCGACATCCAAGGCAGCGGCCTGGACGGCGCCGTCTCGATCATGCGCAAGTACGGCCTGGTCGGGTACGCCGCCACGCCAACCGGCAACGGCACCCCGGCCAATCCACAATACCTCTGGAGTGCCGCCGACGTGGCCCGCCTGCAATCTCTGTACAGCTCAGGATGGGAGGTGGTGGGCCACTCAGTCAGCCATAACTCGTTCGGCACGATTGTTGATGATGGTGTGCTGGCGATGGAGTACGAAAGCTGCCGCGAGCAGATCCGAGCCATCGGCTGCTACTCCGGCGCCGACCTCTACACCTCCCCCAACAACAGCTACAGCAATCGCACGGTCGCAGTGGGCGCGCGTGCTGGCATCAAGTGGATGCGCCACGGGATCAACGCCCCCATGCTCCAGTCGCGCGGAGTGTGTGGGCTCGCAAACCCGCTGGTGCAGGGCTCAACCACGATTGCCAACGGGGATGGCCAGGTCAGCCAGGCAGCCGAAATTGCTCGACGGCTCGGCTACATCGACCTGCTTATCCTGTACGGCGCAGCCGGGCACATCTACTCCCATGCCATCGTGGCAGGCGCCAGCACGTCCAACGATACCAACGTGGACGTTTTCGACGGCGTCATGGCGGGCATTGCCGCCCGCGTTTCCGCCGGCCTGTTGGATGTCGTGCTGCCGTCGACTTTCCTGCGCGAGGGCAACACCCCAAATATCGACACCATCCTGGCGCCGCCGAACCGGCTGCCGATCACTGCCGGCGCCTCTCCCTACGACCTCATCAACACGGGTTACCGACCGCTGCGATTTGCCATCAGCGGCGGCGCCGTAACCAGCATTGCCTACAGCCGCGACGCCACGAATTTCGACGCCACGGGCGCTACCGCAGGCCAGTTTGATGTCGCCCCTGGCGACCGTCTTCGCATTACGCACACCGTTGCACCCACCATCGTGCAGTACAGCATCTGAGGCAAATCATGAAATTCTCCGACCTGAAATTCGACAACCTGGGCTGCTGCGACGAGCACGGGGCATGGGCCGTGGTGCAGCACGAAAACGGCCTGCGCACCGAAGTACACAAGACCGACGACGACGGCACCTATCGCGTGGTGACGTTCTGCGGCCAGGTGCTGGCCATCGGGGCGCTGGACACGTCGGACAAGGGCGCCATCGAAGACCGCATTGCATTGGATGCCGGGGCGTCCTGACCCGCACCCCATAGCGCCACCCAGCCTCCCACCACTCACTGACTCGCCATGCCAAACCCTACCACCGCAATCGACCTCATCACCCGGTCGATGAAGCTGGCCAAGCTCATCAGCGGGACCGAGACGCCCACGGCTGACGAGGCGAGCGATGCCCTGGCAACGCTGAATGACGTGCTGGAGAACTGGGACACGCAGCCCCTGGCGCTGTGGGGCACGACCAACTTCACCGGCTCGCTTGCGGGCGGTCAGGCCTCGTACACCATCGGCCCGGGCGGCGACCTGAACACCACGCGGCCGAGCCAGATAAACGGCGCGTTCGTGCAGTTCAACGGCGTGGACTTCCCGGTCGAGCCCATCGGCCAGCTTGAGTTCAACGTCATCAGCCTGAAGTCGTACCAGCAGCCCATACCGCAGTCGCTGCTCTACGTCAACGACTTCCCTTTGGGCCGCGTCACGGTGTGGCCTGTGCCCACGGTGGCGATCCCCATCACGCTGACCTTTGACCGCGTGCTGACGCAGATCAGCAGCTTGGCGGCGGCCATCAACTACCCGCCCGGCGCGGCCCTGGCGCTGCGGTACGAACTGGCCAAGCAGTTGGCGGTTGAGTTCGGCGCGCCGCTGGACCCGCAGCTTGTGCAGATGGCGGCCGACTACCGAGCCGACTACAAGCGCGCGAACAAGACGCCCTTCAAGGCCAGCTACGACATGGCGCTCGTCGGCGTCTACGGCACGGGCAACTGGCGCACGGGCGGCTGATGGGCGCGAACTCGTTCCCATTCGTCGGCGGCAGCTACACCGCCCGGTCGCGCACGTTCGACGCGCAACGCACGCTGAACCTGTACCCCGAGGTATCAGGCAGCGGCACGAGCCGCAGCGTGTCGGCCCTGTACGGCACGCCGGGCCTCGCGCTGTGGGCGTCGTTGGTCGGCGGCCCGGTGCGCGGCCTGCTGCGCTTCACACAGGCCCAGGCCGTGGCCGTGGTAGGTTCTACGATCTACACGCTGACCACGGCCGGCGTCGGCGTGGCCATCGGCAGCATCTCCGCCGGCACCGCGCCGGTGAGCATGGCCAGTAATGGTGGCGTCGTGATGCTGGCGGCCGGCGCGGCGGGCTACTTCATCGACCCGGCGGCCGGCACCGTCACGCAGATCACCGACCCGGACTTCGTGGGCGCCGGCCGGGTCGACTACATCGACGGCTATTTCGTCTGGACGACGCCAGGCACGGGCCGCTTCCAGATCAGCCAGCTTCTGGGCACCGGCATCGACGGCCTGGACTTCGCCACCGCCGAGGGCGCGCCGGACAACCTGCTGTCGCTGGTCGTCGATCACCGCGAGCTGTGGCTGTTTGGCGAGACCAGCACCGAGGTGTGGTTCAACAGCGGAAACATCGACTTTCCCTTCGAACGCATCCAAGGCGCGTTCATGGAGATTGGCTGCGCCGCCGCGACGTCGGTCGCCAAGCTCGACAACACCGTGTTTTGGCTCGGCGCCGACGACCGGGGTCAGGGGATGGTGATGCGCGCCCAGGGCTACCAGCCGCAGCGGGTGAGCACGCACGCGGTGGAGTACGCCATCGGCCAGATGAGCGTCATCAGCGACGCCGTGGCCTACACCTACCAGCAGGAGGGGCACAGCTTCTACGTGCTCAACTTCCCCACGGCCGGGCAGACCTGGGTCTACGACGCCAGCACCGACCAATGGCACGAGCGCGCATGGCGCGACCCGCTGCTGGGCACGCTGGGCCGGCACCGCGCACAGGTACACATGGCGTTCGCGGGAGAGAACATCGTCGGCGACTGGGAGACGGGCAACCTGTACCGGCTCGACCTCGACACCTACAGCGACAACGGCGCGCCCATCGTGCGCACCCGGCGCTGTGCGCACATCGCGTCCGGCGGCGGCTGGCAGTTCTTCAGTTCGCTGCAGCTCATCATGGAGACCGGCGTCGGCCTCGCATCCGGCCAGGGCTCAGACCCACAGGCGATGCTGCGCTGGTCGGATGACGGCGGATTAACGTGGTCATCCGAGGCCTGGGTGAGCATGGGCCGGATGGGCGAGTACAAGCGCCGCGCGCTGTGGCGCCGGCTGGGCAAGGGCCGCGACCGGGTGTTTGAGGTGACCATCACCGACCCGGTGAAGGCGGTCATCGTCGATGCGGTGCTGCAGGTGGAGGCCGGCCGATGAGCGCCGCCCTGAAGTTCGTCCCGCCCCGCGTGGCCTTCGTCGACCCGCGAACCGGCTGCATCACGCGCGAGTGGTACTTGTTCCTTCAAGGCCTGTTCAACCGGGCCGGCGGCGTGTCGGGCGACAGCACGGATGAGCTTGCGCTTGCCGCGTTCGACGACTCGGGCACCAAAGAGCT